GGTGATCTGCCAGGACTGCGCCGAGGCGATGCAGGACACGATCGCCGCCTGCCGAGGCGAGGGCGAGCCCAGGATCTGCCAGAACTGCGGCGCTCAGAACGACCAGCCCGGCGACTGCTGGGAGTGCGGAGAAGACCTATAACCAAGGAGGATGAGACGATGGAGATCGGAGGACGATTGAACCCGAACACCCAACAATCACTGCCCGGCCTTTTCGCGCCAGACCCCGCGCCGGGCGAAACCTTGGGAGACGCAAGGGATCGGCTGATGGGGATGCTGGACGAGGGCGCGCGCTGCCCCTGTTGCGATAAGTTCGCGCGGAGATACAGGCGGCGGTTTAACTCAACAATGACAAGATCGCTCATCTGGCTTGTGAGGGAATGGCAGGACTCCGGGCGCGGGTGGGTTGATGTTCCAAAGATCGCGCCGCGCTCCATTGTCCGAAGCAACCAACTGCCGACGGTCCGTTGGTGGGGCCTTGCAGAGCGTCCCGCCAGCACGGACGATCCTCGGCTAAAACACTCGGGCATGTGGCGACCAACCGAGGCGGGGATCGAGTTTGCTCTGCGGCGCGCCAAGATACCGCCGATCGCCGTCACGTATGACGGCACCGTGGAGAGGCTAGAAGGTCGGCCCGTCGGCGTTGATGAAACCCTCGGCGTCAAGTTTAGTTACGCTGAGATCATGTCTGGCGCGGCCCGGTGAGCCCGACGCTTGGCCCATATGATCTGCCGGGTGCATATACCGGCGATGCCGTGGATATGATGCGAGAGATCCCAGACGGATCGATCCACTGCTGCATCACCTCCCCGCCTTACTGGGGCTTGCGCTCCTACCTCGAGCCAGACGATCCAGACAAAGCAAGGGAGATCGGCGCGGAGGCAACGCCAGATCAATACGTTGCCAGCATGGTGCGCGTGTTCCGTGAGGTGCGGCGGGTGCTGCGGGACGATGGCACCTGCTGGCTCAACTTGGGCGACAGTTACAACGGCAGCAGCGGCAGCGGATGGGCCACGGCAAAGCAACAAACAAACAAGGGGAGCTACCATCCGGGTGGGGCAAGGCGCGCGCCAGGACTCAAGCCAAAAGACCTGTGCCTTATCCCCTATCGAGTCGCGCTCGCCCTGCAGGATGACGGCTGGTGGTTGCGATCTAACATCGTGTGGGCCAAGGGGTTGAGCTTCTGCGAGCACTACAGCGGCAGCGTGATGCCAGAAAGCGTCAGAGACAGACCCACCAGCGCACACGAAGCGGTGTTCTTGCTCACGAAGTCGGCGCGGTATTGGTACGACGCCGAAGCCGTGCAGGAGGCGTGGCGAGACGACAGGGCTGGAGACCCAGGAGCGGCTCCGACGAAGTATACAGACAGGCGCGAAGCCGGGAGCGGGAGGTACAACCACGACACGCGCCCCGCGCAGCCGGGTCGCAACATCCGCAACGTCTGGGCAATTAGCCCGCGATCCTACAGCGGATCGCACTATGCGGTATTCCCGCCGCAGCTAATCGCGCCGATGATCGATGCCGGGTGCCCCGTTGGAGGGATCGTGCTTGATCCGTTCATGGGTAGCGGCACCACAGGGCAGGTAGCAGAGGACCGGGGCAGGCTGTGGCTAGGCTTCGATCTGGACGAGCGCAACGCAACGTTGATCAGGAAGCGCACGGCGCAGACATCACTGCTTGGACTGGTGGGACAGTGAGCCCGCGGCGCGTCCACTGGCGAGGGCATACCTACCCGTCGATCGGCTGGGCTCTTGGCGACGTGCTGTTAGCCTTCCCGCTCGCCAGCGATCAGCAGGTCGCTGAGTGGCTGAACGTGACACCGCAGACGATCTGCTTGTGGCGGCACAAGGTGGGGATCGCAGAGTACCGGATCAGGCACCAGACTAACCCCTACAAGCTACGCGCCCGGCTGGCGCGGTGCGTCTATTGCTGCCGGGCTTGGCGACTGAAGCCAGCGCAGAGGCGGCGCAAGTGCGGCACATGCGGGCGGGCGATCGAACTGTCAGCAATTGAGATCAGGGAGGCGAGGCGGTGAGAACCTGGGACATCCAGCAGGGCGATTGCATGGATCTGCTGCGGGCTCTGCCGGACAACTGCATTGACGCCATCGTCACAGATCCACCCTATGGCTTGAGCCCAGACGGACGGTGCCGCACCTGGGATGACATCGAGGACGGGCGCAAGGGCGGCGGGTTCATGGGCAAGCAGTGGGACGCTGCCGTGCCGGGTGTGACCTGGGCGCGGGAGTGTCTGAGGGTCTGCAAGCCCGGCGCGCACATCGTAGCCTTTGGCGGGCAGAGGACTATTCATAGATTGATTTGCGGGCTGGAGGATGCCGGGTGGATGATAAGAGACTTGGGCGCGCACCAGCAGTGGCAAGGCTTTCCAAAATCGCTCGCGGTCGGGAAGGCCATTGACGCGCATCACGGCGCAAAGCGTGAGGTGGTGGGAGCCAATCTCAATTGGCGCACTACCAAGAGCGAGATCGCATGTCCACAGGGCACAGTTCCCGCCACCATCACAGCACCAGCCACCGAAGACGCCCGCAAGTGGTCGGCATTCGGTACCGCGCTCAAGCCTTGCCTGGAACATTGGACGCTGGCCCGCAAGCCGCTAGATGGCACAGTCGCGGAGAACGTCCTGAAGTGGGGCACAGGCGCGCTGAATATTGATGGCTGCCGCTATGGGTACGGCGATCCGGCGTGGCCGGGGCCGAACGACCGGGAGAGTTTAGAGGGGCTTGGTGGTAGCGGGTTCTGCTCGGCGGGGTGGAACACCACGGACACCCCTGCCGGGATGAACGGCGGCAACCGAACGCACTACGCACCGCCCGCCCTGGGTCGATGGCCCGCCAATGTGTTCGCGTGCCCCAAGGCATCCAGGGGTGAAAGGGAGGCGGGCTGTGGGCACCTCCCGGCGCGTGCGGGCTTTGAAGCAGTCGGGCGCACCGAAGGCAGCGCAGGACCAGACAACCCGCGAGCAGGCGCAGGGCGCACCGCTGGCGAGGTTCGCAACCACCACAACACCGTGAAGCCTATAGCGATCATGGCGTGGCTCTGTCGGCTCGTGGGCGGTCAACCCGGCAGCCTGATCCTAGACCCCTTCGCGGGCAGCGGCACCACCGGGATCGCAGCCTTGCGCGAGGGATTCCGGTTCCTGGGCTTTGAGCTTGATCCTGAATACATCCAGATCGCAGAGGCCCGCATCACTGGAGACGCTCCGCTCTTTAATCGCCGGGAGTCCATGCTAGGCTGATCCTCCCCCACTCCTCGGCCCGTCCTCAACCCGGGCCGACCAGCAGCGCCCCGTTGGTGTCCTCCGCGGGGCGTTGCTATGTGCGGTGCTGCTCTGCTGTCGGTGGCCGTGCAAAATAAAGTTGTATCTACGCTTGACCATTGATGTGGATACGCGGTACCATCTCTCTAGTTGCTGCATTGAGCGGCACGGAGGACAAAGAACATGACCAAGACCCAACAGCAGACCCGAATCCAAGAATTGGAAACCCTACTCGGCGTGATGACTGAGTACGCCGCGCTGAGCACCGGAAGCGGCGCAGAGCCCACGAGCCGCCTTGGTGTCATTGGCGCGGCAGCCTTTGAGGCAATAGCGAACGACCCCGCCGCGCTGTCTCGCATGGTTGACGACTGCCGCGAAGCCCTGAACCGCTAACCCAACGGCCCGCCGGAGCCTATCCGGCAGCAACCCGCCCCACGGGGCATAGGAGACAGACATGAGCGAGACACCCAAGCGAGGCCGCAAGGCGTGCGCGCCTGACATGGTAGAGCGCCACCGCAGCATCAGGATCAACGATCAGAAGTGGCGCAAGATCCAGGCAGCCGCAGAGAAGGCGGGCAAGCCCACGACCACATGGGCGCGTGATGTGCTTGAGGCTGCTAGCGAGCCAGCCTAGCGATCCGCTTCTCTAGCCGTTGCCGGGCTAGCTTAGACATCGCCGGGCCGCGGTCTTCTAGCTTCTTGCGGAGACGGTCCAGCCGCTTGCCCTTCATGCGGGAGCGGCGCTCGATCGATCTGTAGATACCCACGGCTGCGGCAGCCACAAAGAAGATGATCAGCCCGTCCAATGCCTCAAGGATCGGATCGCTCAGCTTGATCGCTTTGTCGATGCGGTGCGCCAACTCCATGCAGTGAGCTAGATCCTCTTCGACCTGAGACATCCCCTCAACCTCTGCGGCCATGTCGGAGATCACATCAGCAAGCAGGTTTAGCACCGGGCCTGAGTGGTTCTCGATTGCCTCTGCTGCCTTGCGCTTGTGCTCAAGCCTGCGATCCCTGGTAGCCTCGGCCTCGCTGCGCTTGGGCGCGGCCTTCTTCTTGGGCGCTGCTTTCTTCGCGGGTGCCTTGCGCTTGCGGGCTGGCTTGATCGCTGTGGGTTTCTTGGCTGGCTTCTTCGCGGTCGGCATTACTCGGCGGCCTTGCCGTCTGCATATCCCTGGCCCAGCATGTACGTGCAAAGCACCGCGCTGCTGGCCTTGGTGGCTGCCTCAAGATCAATCTCTGCGCTGAGATAGCTAGCCAGGATCGGAAGCACCGCGCCCATCAGAGCGATCCAGAACTTGCGGCTCTTCAACTTGTCAGGCATCACGCACCTCCCGCGCTGTCATCGTCGCCCGCCGAGTCGTCATCACCCGCCGAGTCATCATCGCCCGCATATTCTACACGCTGCGCGCGCTGCTGCAATTGCTGCAGAAGCTCGCGCCGGGCCTGCGCCTTGTCCTGCCTCGGCGGCGAGGCATAGAACCCCTCAGCGTGGAGCACAGAGGCCC